AATTATATGTTATCTCTTAATTTAGATAGTAGTGATGATATTTGGATTAGAGGATGGGCGGTAAATTTAAAAAAAAATAATGGATTAAAAATTCATTGTCATTCATATCACGAAAATACTTATCTTAGTGGAAATATTATGGTAAGTTCAAATGATACTACAACTGATTATGCTATCCCTCATCTCACTAACTACTATGGTTTTTACCAAGTAGAAAATATTCCAGCTAGAATAACTTTATTTCCTTCTTGGGTTCTACATAAAGTTGATCCGATAAAAGATGATGACCGATTTTCTATAGGATTTGATTTATTTACAAACCATGGTATGCAATATGCTAGTAATGATATTAATGATCCTATGAACAACTCTATCCTATTAGTAAAATCCGAATAAAAAAGCGAGGTTTCCACACCTCGTTTTTTAATGTCAATGAATATATAATATTACGAGATGCCTTCGGGGTCTCAAATAACACTCGCTTATTTAAGGAGAACTAAAATGACTAACTTATCGTGGCAGGTTTACCAGCCATTCAACGTAGGATTGGATGACATTTTTCATAGACTAGATGCTATGTCAGGTCACAACACCACTTATCCTCCATACAATTTAATNAAACACGATGCCGCTAACTACGAAATTGAAATCGCTCTGGCTGGATTTACAGCAGATGAGATTGAAATCTCTACAGAACAGAACATTCTCAGAGTTACCTCTAAGGTTGAGAAACGAGATATTGAACGAACCTATTTACACAAAGGTCTTTCCAAACGTTCCTTTAATAATTCATGGCAACTATCAGAAGATGTGAGAGTTGCTTCAGTAGATTTTAATCATGGGTTATTATCAATTTCATTAGAAAAAATTATTCCTGAGCATCAAAAGAAAACCACTTACAATATTGGAACACCAATAAAGACAAGTGGCAAAAAACAATTATTGGTGGGATAATAAATAATAGCGGGTCAACCCCAACTATCGTTGCCGCTGGAGCCTTCCTGTCAACTATCAGGATAGGCTCCCATTTTTTTGGGTTGACAAAACAAAAAAAATGTGCTATAGTAAATTTACTCTTTATTGAAAATCATGCTTATAAAGATTTTAAAACTACAAGGTGGAGAACAACTGATTTCTGGTATCTCAGAAATTTCTAATGACAAAGGTGAAGGATTAGGGTTTCAAGTAACTCATCCGTTCCTGTTGGATCTTGTTCCAACAGGAGATCTTAATCCCGAGGGGCAACCAGTATCGTTTAATATTAATTTTACTCGTTGGNTTTCCTGCTCATCTGATACAACCTTCCGNATTCCATATAGTTCNGTGGTAGCTATTGGAGAACCTGAACCATCAATTATTGAAACATACAAAGGAAAATTTGGAGATTTGTTTAATGACGACGACACCTTACCAACCGTTGATCCAAGTGATATTGCTGAAGGATCAGAAGTACTTGATATCGGAAATTGAAGAAAGGGATGAAAGTCCTGAATGTCTTCTTACAAATCCTTACTCATAGATGAGTTAAGTTATTGGGAATACTCTAATGTTGATTACAAAAACATTCACAATCCCGATGCTCTGTTTATTGGAACAAAGCAAGAACAAGAAATGAATAGAGAAGGTGAACTACTAACAGTTACCGAATCAAATTATGTTCTTCTTGAGAAGTTTCCAAAGTATACAAACCAGACACAGGTTTACCTGAGGGCAGAAGACATTCTAAGCCTTGCGGATCCGACCCATTCTATGGTAGAATACTACAAGAAGATCGTGGGTTGACCGAATGAAGTTTTATACCAATATTGAGCAGGCAAGAAATCGTATTCTTGTTCGTGGTTATGAAAATGGTCAGCGAGTTCAATATCAGGTAAATTACAATCCCAGTCTATACGTTGTTGCTAACAAGAAGACCGATCATAAAAGTTTGGATGGGCGTTACCTCAAGGAGGTACGCCCTGGTTCTATGAATGATTGTAGGCAATTTATCAATCAGTATGAGGGCATAGAGGAGTTTGAAATTCATGGTAATACTAGATACTTGTATCAGTATATCAATGAAGCATATCCAACCGATGAGATTGATTACGATACATCTCTTATTCGCACCTTCACTCTTGACATTGAAACGGGAGCTGAGAATGGTTTCCCTAACATTGAAACAGCAGATCAAGAGATACTTCTTATTTCTCTCCGTGATTCTTTTACAAATAGGATTACTGTCTGGGGATCAAAAAGTTTCAAGAATGAAGACCGACAGGTTGATTATCTGCATTGCGACAATGAAACGAAACTGCTATCTTGCTTCCTTAAATGGTGGCAGGAAAATACCCCCGATGTCGTAACGGGTTGGAACATTCAACTCTTTGATATTCCATACATCTGTAATCGCATGAACCGCATTCTTGGCGAGGAGCATACTAAATTGCTTTCGCCTTGGAAGTTGGTATCATCAAGAGAAATCTATATCAAAGGTCGCAAACAGATTGCTTATGATATCACTGGTGTTGCCTGTCTGGATTACCTTGAACTCTATAAGAAGTTCACATATACAAACCAAGAAAGTTATCGCTTAGATCATATCGCATCAGTAGAACTTGATGCTACGAAACTTGATCACTCTGAGTTTGATACCTTCAAGGAATTCTATACTAAAGACTGGGATAAGTTTGTTAAGTATAACATCATTGACGTTCGCCTGGTTGACCAACTGGAAGACAAGATGAAGTTGATTGAACTTGCGTTTACTATGGCATACGACGCTAAGGTAAACTATGAAGATGTTTACTCTCAGGTTCGTATGTGGGATAACATTATCTACATCTACCTTGATAAGATGAACGTTGTTATTCCTCCTAAGAAAGATAGTGTAAAGAATGATAAGTATGCTGGTGCTTATGTAAAAGAACCCAATCCAGGTTTGTATGACTGGGTGGTGAGCTTTGACTTGAACTCCCTGTATCCTCACTTGATCATGCAGTACAACCTGTCCCCAGAGACCCTCCTAGACCGCCGTAGCAGCGTCAACGTAGACATGCTGCTGGATAAGGCATTTGATACCTCGGACCTCGTAGACGAGACCCTGTGCGCCAATGGCACTCACTACACTACTAAGTTTCAGGGGTTTCTTCCTAAGTTGATGCAGAAGATTTATCAAGACAGAACCATATACAAAAAGAAGATGCTTGCTGCTAAACAGCAGTATGAGTTGACACCAACGATTGAGTTGAAGAAAGAAATCTCTCGTTGCAATAACATTCAGATGGCACGTAAAATTCAACTCAACTCTGCCTATGGTGCTATTGGTAACGAGCACTTTCGTTATTATAAACTTGAGATTGCTGAAGCAATTACACTATCGGGTCAACTTGCCATTCGTTGGATTGGTGATCGCATGAATAACTATCTTAATAAGATATTAAAAACTACAAGTTACGATTATGTTATTGCTTCTGACACCGATTCTATGTATCTTAACCTTGGTCCTCTTGTGGAGAAGGTATACGCGGGAAGAGAGAAAACTCCTCAAAGCATTGTCACGTTCCTTGATAAGGTGTGTGCGATGGAACTTGAGAAGTATATTGAAAGTTCTTATAAGGAGCTCGCCAGTTATCTGAATGCCTACGCACAGATGATGACAATGAAGCGGGAGAACATCGCTGAACGTGGTTTCTGGACCGCCAAGAAACGCTATGTTCTCAACGTATGGGATAGTGAAGGTGTGCGTTACAACAAAGCGAAGATGAAAGTATGTGGTATGGAGACAGCACGTTCTTCTACTCCGTCTTACTTCAGAAACAAATTGCTTGAAGCGTATACTATTATCATCACCCGAAACAACGAAGAGTTGATTAANTATATCAACACCATTAAAGAAGATACCAAAGACCAGCATTATCTTAATATTGCTTTCCCTCGTGGATGTAATGGTCTGAAGAAGTATCGTAGCAGTGCTGACATCTANGGCAAGGGAACACCTATTGCTGTTCGTGGTGCGTTACTATATAATTTTCACGTTAAAAAGAATAACCTAGAACATAAGTATCCTTTAATTCAGGAGGGCGAGAAGATTAAATTCATGTATCTCAAAACTCCTAATCCAATCGGTGAAAATATTATCTCTTTCTTTCAACAACTTCCCAAAGAACTTAACCTTGAGAAGTATGTTGACTACACCACACAGTTTGAGAAGTCATTTCTTGAACCACTAAAAACTGTGTTAGAATGTATTGACTGGCAGTATGAACGCCGTGGTTCACTTACAAGTTTCTTTAGCTGAGGCATTATGAGTTTTTTACAATCTGTTATTAAAGAGTTAGATAATGAGTACGCAAACGTAGTTGATGATTCCATCGTATGTAAAACGTTTGTGGATACTGGTTCTTANATTCTGAATGCTCTTATCAGTGGGAGCATATTTGGTGGTCTCCCATCAAATAAAATTACTGCGCTCGCTGGCGAAAGCAGCACTGGTAAAACATTCTTTGCCATCTCAATCGTCAAAAACTTCCTTGACAACAACCCAGATGCCCAAGTAATATATTTTGAATCTGAATCAGCTATTGAAAAAGATATGCTTGCTGAGCGTGGTATTGATATTAAACGTGTTGGTCTTGTACCTGTGACTACAGTTCAAGAGTTTCGCACACAAAGTATCAAAGTAATTGATGAGTATATGAAACTTAAGAAGGGGGCTAGACCTCCGCTGCTTTTTGTGCTAGACTCTTTGGGGATGCTNTCTACCACNAANGANGTTCAGGATGCTACCGATGGTAAGGAGACCAGAGACATGACCCGTGCTCAGGTTATCAAATCCATCTTTCGTATTCTTTCACTCAAGCTGGGTCAAGCAGAAATTCCTATGATTGTTACAAATCATACTTATGATGTTGTTGGTGCTTATGTTCCAACTAAAGAAATGGGTGGTGGTAGTGGTCTAAAGTATTCAGCATCGTCTATTCTTTTCCTCTCTAAGAAGAAGGAGAAAGACGGCACTGAAGTTATTGGTAACATCATTAAAGTGAAGGCACATAAGTCACGCTTTACAAAAGAAAATTCTATGGTTGAAACAAGGTTGTATTATGACGCAAGGGGACTTGACAAATATTATGGATTATTGGAGTTGGGTGAGAAGCACGGAGTATTTGAACGTGTGGGTAATCGTATTAAACTTGATGGGGGTACTGTTTATCCTTCGGTTATTTACAAAGAACCAGACAAGTATTTCACCCCAGAAATCCTCCAAGCTTTAGATGAATGTGCTAAGAAAGAATTTCTGTATGGTAGTGAGTAATGAATGAAAGAATAGAAACCACAATTTTACGCAATCTTCTATGTAACGAACCGTTCTATAGAAAGGTTGTGCCTTTTGTGAAACCAGATTACTTCAATGAAATCCACGAGAAGGTTATCTATGAAGAAGTATGGAACTTCGCAAGTAACTATGAGATGCTGCCAACAGCAGAAGTGCTTATTATTAACTTAGAAAGTAGGAAAGATTTAAATGAGGAAGTATATCAAAACGCAGTTAAAACGATTGCTGCTCTTACTAATGCCCCAGTTGAACACAAGTGGTTGCTTGACACCACAGAAAAATGGTGTAAAGATAGAGCCATCTATCTTGCCCTCTTGGAGTCTATCAAAGTCGCAGATGGCGGCAATCCAAAAGTATCAACAGATGCGATCCCCTCCATACTCCAAGAGGCCCTGGCAGTATCTTTCGACGAACATGTAGGTCACGATTATCTAGAGAATAGTGGAGAGCGTTATGCTTTCTATCACCTGACAGAAGAAAAAATTCCATTCCACTTGGAATACTTTAATAAGATTACTAAAGGTGGTCTACCTAACAAGACATTGAATGTTGCTCTTGCTGGTACAGGTGTGGGTAAGTCACTTTTTATGTGTGACTATGCTGCCAATTGTCTATCGCTCGGTCGCAATGTTCTCTACATAACTATGGAGATGGCAGAAGAAAAGATTGCTGAGCGTATTGATGCTAACTTATTTAATGTTAATATCAAAGACCTTGTTGATTTATCTGAATCTGTTTTCAATAGTCGCATCACTGAGTTAAAAAGAAAAACACAGGGTCGTCTTATTATCAAAGAATACCCAACAGCAGCAGCACACGTAGGTCATTTTAAAGGTCTTCTAAATGAGTTGTCACTGAAGAAGGTATTCAAACCAGATATTATCTTTATTGATTATCTGAATATCTGTGCCTCGTCTCGTTACAAAGGCGCTATTGTAAATTCTTATACTTATGTCAAGGCGATTGCTGAGGAACTCAGAGGATTGGCGGTTGAACACAACCTGCCAATTGTCACTGCAACACAAACTACTCGGTCTGGGTTTGGTAATAGCGATGTCGATATCACTGATACCAGTGAGTCTTTTGGCTTGCCAGCTACTGCTGACTTTATGTTTGCTCTCATCGCTACAGAGGATTTGGAAAAAGATGGCAGGATAATGGTGAAGCAGTTGAAGAACAGATATAATGATCCAACCATGTATAAGCGTTTCTTGGTGGGGGTTGACAGAGCACGAATGAAGCTCTATAATGTGGATAACGCTGTTGATCTATCTTCTGATAAAGAAGAGGAGTATGACTTTGAAGAGATGGCAGCGAAACAAAGCAAAGATACTAAAAGCAAATTTACCAGTTTTATTTTATGACGAAACAAGTTGATCTAGTTAAGTATACTGAATTTGTGGATAGCACCACTAGCTATCCATCAAAATCAAATGAAGATTTATTGCTCGTATTCGTCAATTGACTGAGCGTGATGTTCCTATTGCTCGTTTGATGACTGCTGCTGTAGGAATGTCTGCTGAAGCAGGAGAGTTCACTGAGATTGTAAAGAAGATCGTCTTTCAAGGTAAAGAAATGACTGAAGACAATCGCACTCATCTTATTAAAGAACTTGGAGATGTGTATTGGTATTTCACTCAAGCATTGCTTGGATTGGATGTTGACCTGAATGAAGTGGTTCTCACTAATGTGATGAAACTCACTGCCCGATATCCAGAGGGTTCTTTTGAGGTCTTGCGATCCGAGAACCGAGTAGACGGCGACATCTGATCCAAATCTGTGCTATGATGGGGGTAACCTAAATAAGGGTGACCCCCTTTTCCCGTAGATGGCCCAGCAGAACAAACACCTGGAGCACCTAGAAGACGAGTTAATCAATTTTGGTTATGGCGGATACATAGCTTCTAAAGACCTTATACAGAATTTCATTACCGAACTTGGTGGTCGTCCTACTGGTCGTGTGACCGTTACCACCAAATGGGATGGTGCCCCTGCTATTGTTTGTGGTATTGATCCAGAATCCAAACAGTTTTTTGTGGGCACTAAGTCAGTATTTAATAAAACTGAACCGAAGGTAAACTTCACCGAAGAAGATATTGAAAAAAATCACGGTGCGATACCTGACCTTGCTAAGAAGCTTAAGTTTTGTCTGGAGTATTTTCCTGAACTTAAAATCAAAGGAGTGGTTCAGGGAGACCTTCTTTTTACTGATGAAGATGTAGTAACCAAAACTATTGATGGAGAACGGTATTATACTGCTACGCCAAATACGCTAACCTATGCTTGGCCTGCCGATAGCAAGTTAGGTAAGGCAGTAAATTCTGCTAAGGTTGGAGTAGTGTTTCATACTTACTATAGTGGCGCTGGTCCTGTCAACAGTATGAATGCTGGATTTGGTGTAAGTCAGTTTAATCTAAAATCCACCAACAATGTGTTTCTTGCATCTGCTACGCTGGATAACATCAGTGCTAACTCTGGGTTAACTCTTGCGGAAGAGCGCACCCTGAAGTCTGTTATTTCCGTAGCAGAT